ACCCAGACAACCCCGACCAGTCCCCCGATCGCGGCTGAGCCGAGCGCGACCAGCAATGCCGCCCACCAGGTCATGTCGTCTTGCTCAACTGGATCACGATGTCGGGCAGGTGGGCCGGCGAGCCGGGACTGGCGTTCAGGTCCAGGATCTGGTAGACCGCACCGGCCGCGTCCCGGATCCGGTCATCCTTACGGACATCGGTGCCGGAGGTCAGTCGACAGATGTGGGTGCGCACCACCCGGGTCGCCCCCTCGGCCGGCAGGTAGGTGCGGCGGTTGACCTCGATCAGCGATGCGGGTAGGTCGGTCAGGGCGGCAGAAGCCGCCGTGGTGCCATCCACCGTGTCGCCATGCGCGTTGGTGGTGGTGCCGCGCAGAACCGTGACCGTGGTGTTGGCCCTCGCGATCACAGCGGAGTCCAGGCCCGGTTGTCGTCAGCCACCGCCGAGTCGAGATTGCCGTCTCCGAAGTCGTCAGTCCCGTAGCGCTTGCGGACCCGCAGCGGCTTCTGTATCCAGGTCAGACGACGCAGCCAGCGGGTGGCCAGCGGGGCGACCAGGGCAGCATTCTCGTGAGCTGGGGTGTGGCTGTGCCCGTCCTGGCTGATCGAATCGACATCGACGTTCAGGTACAGGTCCGGGTGGTAGCGCATCCAGGCGGTCTGGTAGGCGACCGCCCGGTTCAGGCAGCGCAGGTTGCGCGGCGAGTCGACCACCGCGTCGAAGGTGATCCCGCTGAACAGCTCGATGATGTCCTGGGCGCGCACCAGCTCGTCGTCGGTGACCGAGGTCTCCCCCGTGTAGGTGGTCACGTCCGCCGCTGTGGCCCAGGAATCGACCATCTGTCAGCGCACCCCCTGACGGGGCCGGCCCAGCGTGACCTCGTACACCGCGTAGCGCTTGCCGTTCTCCTCTTGGAACGAGATCCGCTGGGCGCTGCCGCGGATTGCGTAGCCGGCCGACATCGCGTCGAACTCGGTGGCCCGCAGGAACCGCTCGTGATCCTCGGTGGGCAGCACGCCCCTGCCGCACTCGAACCTGGCCCGGTGTACGGTGCGGTTGACTGGCGGTTCGGTCGACTCTGGCTCGCGCACGATGGCCGGCTCGGGGGCGGGGTGGGTTATCGGCGGAGGCGCCTGGGCCGGCTCGTTGTCGTCGGACAGCCCAGTCTCAGATAGCCCGGCCTCGGCCAGCAGGTCCGGCTCCTGGCCGTCGGCCTGGGCCTGCGCCGCATCGGCGCCCTCCAGGCGGGCGACCAGCTCGGCGACCGTGCCCGACACGTTCAGGCCCCGCTTCAGGCAAAGCTCGCGCAGTTGGTCCTTCAACATCCCGTCGTACTGACCCACGTCTATCCTCCAGCGTCCGGCCTTCTCGCCCCCCAGCATAGCAGTGGGCTGGTCGGTCGGTGAAAGGCCGACAAACCCCGACCGACCAGCCCGGCACCGATTGGACCGGCGAGCCGGGGCGCCGAACTGGGCGCCCCGGCTGGCCAGACGGGGAGGGGTTAGTCGGTGACGCGCTCCAGCACCGCGTGAGCAGCCTCGTGCAGGACCACGAAACCGCGGCGGGTGCGGAACTTGATCGCGTAGTCGTCGGTGTCGTCCTGCGCCCGCGCGTCGTCGGTGAGCGTCTCCGGCCCGGAGCGGTCGCCACGCGCGACGAATCGGGTGTTGATGTAGAACAGCAGGTCGGCACCGGTCGGGGTACCGCTCATCACCGTCGGGCTCAGCTTCGAACCACGGCTCCAGGCGATCGGGGTGTTGAACAGCAGGTCCGGGGTGCCGTTGCCCGGCAGCATGCCGCCCATCGCGCCCATGCCCATGAACCCGGCGGTGCCCGGCTGGAAGATCGGATGCCCCTGGGCGTCCATCACCAGGCGGAGCTTGTCGCGCCAGCCCGGGTGCGCCACGACCAGCATGTCGGCCGGCGACCAGTACTTGCCACGCTCGACCTTCGAGAAGGTCTCCGACAGCTTCTCGTACAGCGACGTGCCGTCTGGGGTCGCGAGGATCTGGGGGAAGTCGTCGTCCCACCGGATGTAGTTGTCGTCGGCGTTGTAGCCGGTGTCGGAGTTGGACACCCGCAGCGCCCGGTACAGTGACGTGAACGGAACGGTCGTGCCGTTGGTCGCGGCCGAGACCGCCAGGCAGCCGTTGTCGAAGGTGTCGGCGTAGCTGATCGCCCAGTCCAGGCCCTTGGTCCGGATCACGTCCATACGGGTGGACGCGTCGGCCAGGTCGTCCTCGTCGATCTTGAACCTGGCGATGAACCGGCGGGCGGTGATCGTGACTTCGTCGTTGGTCGACGAGTCGTCGGTGTAGGTCGTGCCGGACGAGACAGTGATGCCGGCCGAGCGCGGGATCGACTTGGTCTTGGACCGCATCGGGACGCGCTTGAAGAACCGCTCAGCGACCGACTCCAGCAGGACCCGCTGCACGACCTCCGAGTCGTACTCGATCGGGATCCAGTCGTCGACCGTGGCCGCCACACCGCCGACGTGCGAGTAGATCGGGCTACCGTCGGACTGGAAGCCGAGGATGGTACCCGGGGGAACGTTGGGTGCGAACTCGTCGTCGGGGCCGACGAGCCACTCGGGCTGGCGCCCGCGAAGTAGCGTAGTCACGCTAGAAGCTCCTTCCCGCATACGCGAGATCGACACGTGTCAGTGATCGCTCATCACGAGCGGGATGCCCGTCCCGGGCTTGAAGCAGGCCCAGAGTCCTGCAGTGCTGGTGCCTGTGGATCATCTCGAACCCGACCAGACCCCTCGGCGCGTATTGTAGCATGACCGGACGTAGATCTATGCTGGTCCCATGGCCAGGTTGACTGCCGCGGCCAGACGCCGCCTACCCGCCAGCGCGTTTGTGTTCCCGAAGGCGCGCAAGTACCCGATCCACGACAAGTCCCACGCCCGCAACGCGCTGAGCCGGGTGTCCGCGCACGGCACCGCCGCCCAGAAGGCGCGGGTGCGGGCAGCGGTCAGATCCCGCTACCCGAGCATCGGACGTTCCCGCCGCAGGCGTCGCCGCTGATATGATGTGAGTGTCACACGCAGCTCGCCCCGCCGGAGGGACTGGTCAGTGGCCTACACTCTGCAGGACGACCCGGCGGTAGCCCTACAGGCCGCCGCCACCTTGTATACCCAGCGCTACCAGCAGGTCTCCTGCGCCGTGGGCGAAGGTGAAGCCACGGTGCGGGTCTTGGAAACCGCGGAGATCTTCCTCGCTTGGCTGCGCCGACCGGTTCGACTCGAACTCGAACTGATCCAGATCGAAGAGCAGGACACCGGGGCGCCTGTCGCCTCACCACCCACAGGAGGTACAGTGACGACAATCGATACCAGCCAGCAGGTGCGCTACGCGCTCACCGCGCGTGACGACCGTGGCTTCGCGGTGGACGCCACGCTCGCGGTCAAGGTGGAGCCGGCCGGCGTGGTCGACGCCGAGATCCTCGAAGCGACGACCGGAACCGCCTCCGGCAAGGACGAGCTGCTGGTCAAGGCGAACACGACCGGTCCGACCTCGGCGCTGGTCACCGTCTTCGACCCGGCGAACGAGACGACGATCTTCGGCTCCGACGCGGTGGACGTGATCGCGGGCGGCGTGGCCACGGTCGTGCTGGAATCCCCACAGATCGAGGAGCAGCCGGCCCCACCGCCAGCCCCCGAGCCGGAGCCCGAGCCGGAGCCCGAGCCGGTCCCCTGACCCAACGCAAGGTTCACCCGGGGTAAGAGACGCCCCGCGACCAGACCGGACCACCGGCTGGCGCGGGGCGTCTCGCTCTCTTAACGCGGCGCTTGCCCTATCATCCGCCCGATGGCTTGCTCCTCCCAAGTGGGTTTGCGGACTGGCGGCTTTGCCTTACGGCCACCATCCACGTCGTCACCACCGGTACGACGCGGCACGCCGTCGCGGCGCCGGAACCACGCCGGGATCTCGTCCTGTAGCGACGCTACCGCCTCGTTCGCGCCTTCGATCTTGAATCCGTCGCCGTCCTCGACCACTGTGACCTGGTTCAGATCGACCACCCGCAGCGCGGCGTCGGCGGTCCCGGTGAAGCCGGCTTTGGTCAGTGCGGCCTCGACCGCAGCTCGTCGCACGAACTCCGAGAGCCGGTCGTGCCGGCCTTCCCATTCGGCCTGGCGCTCCTCCAGTGCGGCCTGGTGCTTCTCGGTCTCCAGCGCGATCCGGCGCTCGACCTCGCCCTGATCGGGGGTCTGGGGGGGCGCAGCCGGCGCGCGCTGGCCGGTGTCCTTGTCTACCCCCAGCCCGGATAGCCACGAATCCAGGTCCTCGATCCCGTGGGTCTCCATCCACTGCTGCACATGCCGGCGCTTGGCCAGTTCGGTGTTGTTGCGCCGGGTCCGCTCCCGCAGGTTGACGACCTCAGTCATCAGGTCCTCGTAGCTGGGCCGATCGTCCACCGGGAGGTCAGCGGGTGGCTGCTGTCGTGGGGGTTTGGGTTCGGGTGGGGTGGCCCTCAACTGCGGGTTGCTATCGAACTCATCTGGCTCGTCCCCGTCGCCGTCATCGGCGACAATGGGCACACGTGTATCGGTCATCTCGACCCTCCCAGCCCATCACGGGCCTATCTGCCCTGACGCCTTCTCGTCCCAAGTGACGCCAGTGTCGGACTCGATCGCCTCCAGGTAATCGAGCCAGTCGCTGTACTGCTCGTCGTCCGACTGCAGCTCGTCGAACCCGACCCCGACCGCTTGACCGTCATCGGTCTGCGCCCGCTTCGGGACCATCACGGTCCCGTCGGGTCTGCGGTACGGCTCCAGGTTCAACGGCCCTGCCTCTGCAGTCGGGTCTTGCGCTTCCCCGATTCTAGCTCCTTGTGCAGGCGATCGAAGTAGTCGTTGATCTCGAACGCCACGTCGTACGGGATGTCGTACTGGCGCGACAGGGCGTGCACCCGCCAGGTCACGGTGCGCAGGTCGGCCCGGCCGGGGACTTTCGACGGCTTGCCCGTCGGCCACTGCATCGGGGTGCCCGCCACCACCGGGACGTTCTCGTTGTACAGCACTGGCATATCACTGCCGCGCGCCCAGATCGCCATCGCATCGGCCCAGAGTTCCTCTGGGCCGGCGTCGCCTTTCTGCTTGAAATATGGGCTCAGGTAGCGCCCACCTTCACGGACCACCCGACCGTGGACCAGGCGCCACAACCGCTCCGAGGAGACCGAGTCGGAGCTGCGCTGCGACCCGATCGCGTAGTCCAGCAGGTGTCCGAACTCGTGGGCCATCGCCGACGGGTCGGGTTTCTGACCGAGCATCGGGTTGCCACCGCCCGCTGCGGGCGATGTGGTCGAGAACGTCTGGACGTAGCGCTCCGGGTTACTGTTGGGAGTGTTCGCCACCCCCGCCACCGCCCGGCCGCTGACCACTCCGGACACGTCGCGCCACTTGCCGTCCTTGCCCCAACCGCGGGGCTTGCCAGTCAGCACCAGCCCGAGTTGGTCCAGATCCAGCAGCGTGCGGGTACCGGTGACGTAGATACCTGCGTTGCGCGCGGTCGCGCCGCCTCGGCTACCGAACTCGGAGGCGAGGTGCGCGGCAACAATCCTGTGGAACTCCGGCGGGATCGCCTGCTCCAGCGTGTCCAGCGCCTGGTAGGTGAACCAGGTGTCGTCGTCGATGTGCAGCATGTCACCGTAGATGTCCAGCGGGTGGGCCGGGTCGAACTCGCGAGGCACGCCAATCGACCCAGCTGAGACCATCTCCTCCAGCTCGTCCTCGGTCCACTGCTTGCGCGGATATCCGCCGATCCCCATCCGGACACCCTGCTGATCGGGGATCGGGGTGCGGTCGCGCAGCGCCTTCAGGTAGTCCAGCGCCTGCTGCATCGCCTGGCGTTGATGTTTGGTCCGACGCTCTATCTCGTCCCTCACACCCCACTCGATTCGCGCGCGAATCGAGTTTGGGTCCTCGCCCGCATCCTCCATGTCTTGGCGGATCTCACGGTTTGCCCGCTGCTGCGCATACTCCAGGGCTGGTCCCAGGGTCTGCTTAATCTCGCGTTCGACGTTCTCGATCTCCCACTCGCGGCGGGTCTTCTCGTTCTGCTTGACCACTCGGCCGGGTTCCGCCGTGCCGTCCTTCCAGCGTTGCCAGCGTTGCCGAGCCGCGCCATAGACGTGGTCGTGCTGGGCGCCGATCACCACCGGGGGTGGGGGTGGAGCTTGGATCTCTGGGTTCTTCGGGCCTCTGGGTGCACGCGCCCTACGCGCGGCCACCCCGCCGGCCCGCTGTGTCTCGGTGGTGACCTGGCCAGAGCCACTGCACCGGACGCCTTTGGTCTGGTTGTGGGTGGACAGCTTACCGCTGGTGCCGACCACCTTCACCGTCCGACCGCACACCGGGCACTGGGCGGTCTGGCCGGTCGGGATCGAGCCGTAGCGACCAGCCGGTAGACTCAGGCTGGCACGCTCGGCCCAGTCTGCGCCGTTCTTGTCCCGGAACTCCCCAGCCTTGTCCCCGCTGCCCCTGGGCCAGCGCGGGTGCTGCTCCTCATTCCAGATCCGGGTACGACGCATGGCGGCTACGGCAACTTCAACCCGCAGACGATCGGGAAGACCTGCCGGCTGCGCTTACCCACGTAGCCCGGCCCGTTCCCAGTCGACGCGCCGCGGCCGGCCTTGTGTCCTCGCATCACAGCTCCCCACCTCGTATGGCTTGAAAGATCCGCTCACAATCGAAACATGCCGTGGAGGGATCGTCCTGTTTCACGGCGGACCGTCTTCGACCAATAAAGCCGTGCGGTTGAACACCACGTACTGGGTCCGGTCCAGGCCCGACCCGTCGTCCTGTCCTTCTGGAATAACCATGGCATCGTAGCCGAGTGCCGCGGCCAGCCGGCCCCGGTCCCACATGCCCACAGTCTCCCAGCGGAACGCGCCAGCGGCGGCCAGGCGTGGGTCGTTCCAACTGATCACCCGGGCGTCCGGCGAGAGGACCTGTCGCTGCAGGCTGCGCCGGTCACCACGATCCTCCTTGCTGAACCCGTAGCGGGGACCGTACATCGCGAACGCTTCGGCTGCCCCTGGGTCTACCGACATGTAGACACCCTGGCCGTAGATGCCGTTACCGGCCTTGTACTCGCCCTCGCGCCATTCGGCGGCGTGGCGGGTCACCTGCTCGACCCAATCATCGCCTGGCGGCTGGCCGGCGTAGGCATTGTTGCCCCGGTCGGGCTGGTAGCCGCGCCACAGCTCGACCCCACCGGCCGCCACCGCGTCGTCCAGGTCCTGCTGGGTCCCGACCACGGGCAGCAGGTCGAAGGCTTGCGCGCTCGCCACGATCCCGATGATTGGGTCGCCAAACGGGTACCCGTCGGCGGTCCAAGCATCCTCGGCGGCTTCCATCTCCTCCGCATACTCGGCCGCCCAGTCGCCGGTCAGGTCTTGGCCTTCGCTGCGGCGCCACGGCCCGCGCCCGGCCTGCTCGGACACCAGCCGCGCCCAGTCGCCGGTCTTGTTACGGAACCGTCCCCGGGTGTCGCGGGGGTGCTCCGACTCGTCCCAGTCGGTCACGTGCGCCTCCCGAGGAACAGTTGGTAGTTCGGGTCTCTGTAAAAGACAGGGCTGACCGCCCGTACTGCGTCCAACGGGATCTGACGCCTGGTTCGCACATAGTCGTCAGCACGGATCGCGAACCACTCCTGCTCGGGCCGCGGCTCGATCTCCAGGATCACCCCATGGCCGCCGCGGGGCAGGTAGTAGGCAGCGGTCTGCGGGTCAATAGCGGCGTTGGTGCCTTCCCACTCGGCCAGGACGCCCCGCCGGTCCGATTCGAGATAGCCGCGCTCCTTCGCCTGCTCCCACTCCTCAATGCTGACCCCTCGGTAGACCAGGTCGACCGGCTCACGGCCTACCACCTGGTAGCTCTGGCCGAACGGGGCGTCGTCATAATCGAGCACCTCGAACTCTGCCGGGACTTCAGCGTCGCGCGTGCCCCGTGGCGGTCTGACCAACTGCCGGCCCGTGCCCACACGGACCGCGAAGCCGCTATTGGGATGCACCCGCTGCTCCGCCTCCCGCCGCACCGGCTGGAACCAGCCCTCCAGCAATGTGTCCAGGTCATGCGGGCGCAGCGGCATGCGAGCGGCGAGTTGGTCGGCCCAGTCAAGCCTGTTTACGAATCGGCCGTCGTCGCCACGGGGGTGGTCGATCTCGCGCCAGGTCAACGGAACCTCCCCGCCTTGATCGCGCGTCGAGCCCGCCGCTGGTGGGTCACCGGCAGCCGGGTCCCCCTCGACAGTAGAGCAGACGCGGCGCGCACCAGCGCCGGCTGTGAATCCACCCCAGCCTCACCGCGCAGGATCGTCCGCTCCGCCTCGCGCCGCAGCGCCTGGGCGACAGTGAACTCCTCGGACTCCCACGGCATTACCGGGTAGCCCTCCGAACCGAGGTACAGTTCCAGGCTGCACCGGCAGTTCGGGTGCAGCGGTGGACCCCACAGAATCCGGCCCGGCGGATGCTTGAGTGGCTTCGCCTCCCCGTCCGGCCCGCGATAGAAGGTCAGATCGAGCGGGAACGGCCGGCCCGGCTGGGCGACCTCGCCCGAGTAGGCCAGGCAGTGCAGGCAGGCGTCGGACTCCGCCACCCAAACCACCGACAGATCGGCGGCGTTCGCCCGATCCCGGTACGACTGATTGTAAGCAGCGTTGACCGCCCAGCGGGTGTCGCGTTCGGCGACATTGCCGGCCTGGTTCAGCTTCCCGATGATCACCATCACCGTCTTGGAGTCTCCGGGTTGCAGGATGTACGGCAGGGCCTGCGCGGCGGCGACCGTGGCAAATACCCGCTGCGCCAACGTGCCGACCAGGGTCTGGACCCAATCCTCCAGTTCCGGCCGGACCGGCTGGGCGGCTGCCGCGGCGGCTGCGGCAGTGCCGGCGTAGGCCGCGTCCTGGGCACCCATCGCCAGCGCCTGGCGCACCAGGGCCTGCAGTGCGGCGCGGTTGGTGAATGCGACCGCAGCGATGATCTGGCTGGCCGCGTCGGCGAACGCGCGGCGCAGGTGCCCTGGCAGCTCGTTGTCGAGGCTGCCGGCGAGGCTGATGTATAGCGCCAGGATCCGCTGGGTGGCCCGTTGTAGTTGCCTGCGCAGTCCGCCGACCGCAGCTTCAACCGCCTGCAGCTCCAGGTCGAGAACTGCAGGTCGAGGTGCGGTCGGCAGCGGCTGGGTCACGTGACCCCGTACGCCTGTTTGCTGGCTTTGCGGACCCCACGTCCCAGGGCCTCGCTCTCGTCCGACACCGACATCCGGGCGGGGCTGGCGTCGACAATCACCGCGCCCCGGTTCAGAATCACGATCTCGCGGTACTCCTTGGATAGGTTGTCGTAGTAGGCGCCGATCGCGTCATAGCCTTTGATCGCCGCGTAGCGGCCCATGTCGCGGATCAGGTCATCCCACTGCACCGAACGGGTGCGCTCGTACTCCTGCTTGAGCGCGGTCACCTGCTCGCGGGTCAGTTCGCCGTCCAGGAACTGGTCCGACAGCCGATCGTAGTAGCCCTGGGCCGAGTCCTGCTTGTACTGCCGCTTCAGGTCATCGAAGTCGACCACTCGCGCCCCGGGCCGCAGCGCCATCCGCAGCACCGACCCGCCCAGATGCGGGCTGGTGTAGCTGTATTGGGCGGTGTGGTGCTGTGGGGTGGCGTAAGTGCCGTTCCCGAAGACCCCCTGCCCGGCGTAGTGCTGGTCACCGGTCCGGAATCGCTCGGCCAGCTCC